TTGGGGGTTCGCCTCTGATCCGGCCGTTTTGGTGCGGCTCTGGATCTTCGCGAACCGGCTATGGATCGAATACGATGAACGCGGCGTAGGGCTGACGCTGGACGATCTGGAACGGCGCTGGGACCGGGTTCCAGGATCCCGGGAATACAAAGTGCGATCTGATTCCGCGCGGCCGGAAACGATCCACGAGATGAAGCTCCGGGGATTCAAGACGGAAGGCGCGCCGAAATGGGCGGGATCGGTCGAAGATGGGATCGAATATCTTCGGACGTTCGAAGAAATCCTGCTCCATCCGCGGTGCAAAGGCTGGATCGCGGAAGCTCGCTTGTGGCGATATAAGACGGATCCGAAGACGGGCGACGTCTTGCCGGTGCTGATTGACGCGAATAATCATGGGCCCGACGCGACGCGCTATGCTCTGGCGCCGCTGATCCGGAAAAGTCAAGCGAACCGACGGCGCGGGCGCGTCTGGTTTCCAAGCATGGAAGAAAACGAAAGGCGGGAAGGCGCGAATGGACGAATCCGCAAAGGTGTATCGGCGGGATCCCGTAGCGGCGAAGCGAACGATCCGGGCGACGAAAAGCATGAACGCGGAAAACGCAATCGGGCGCCTCTCCCCGGGCTGTGAAATCTTCGTTCTTACCTACGGTCAATTCAGTCTGATCGATGCGGTCGCGGCGCTGGTGCGGAAGACGGGCCCGGCTGACGTCGTGCTTTCGACCTGGACGGCGGGAAATACCGATCTGTCTGCAAGCGCGAACTTACTAGCTGACGGCGCGTTCCGGTCGTTCCGGATGATCGTTGACAATTCGTTTCTGCAAAGACAGCCGGGATATTGCCGGCGAATGGTGGATCTGTTCGGCGAAGAAGTCATTCGGGTATGGAAAGGGCACGCGAAATTCGCGGCGATCCGAAACGATGAATGGAACATCGCGGCGCGAACGTCGATGAATCTGAACACGAATCCGCGCGTCGAAAACCTGGAAATCTCTGACGATCCCGGGCTTTGCGACTTTCTTTTTCAGATCGCCGACGATCTGTTTGCCGAACAAGATCCGATCGATTGGCACGCGCGGCTTCCGGAGCTCAAAACGGTTCGGTTCATGGACGCGCCGAAAATTCAAATGGGAAGGCTGGAAATAGGATGAAGCTCCAAAAGCCGGCGCATCTGGCGAGGCATCTGGAACCGATCTGGGAAGAAATGGTCGATAACGTGATGCCTCAAATCGGCGCCGCTGGGCTGGAAGCGCTTTGCGGGCAAATTCATCGGCTTCGAACCGCGGAAGCGAAGATCACGGCGGAAGGAATCATTATCGGCGATGTCAAAGGGAATCCGATTCCGCATCCGGCGCTCGCGGTCGAAAAGCAAGCGCAACAACAAATCCGGATCTGGCTAGACAAATTCGGGCGATCGGTTTGATGGCTGGATCGTGGCGGCATCGCGACAAAACCGCGTTTCTATTGTTTCCCGGGATCCGGGCGGTATTATTCGAAGCGATGGAACGAAACCTTTCCGGGCGGTGATAATGGACCTTCCTTCACGCTTGCGAGCGATCGCGCCGGCTTGGCTGGACAGGATCTGGTCGGGCGGCGCGATTTCGCATCCGGCCGCGAACGGCGGAAACGGTCGAAAATCGATTGTCGGCGCGGAAACCGGCGTTTCGTTCGTCGGTCTGGATACATCGCGGATCGTATGGCTGGAAGGCGGCGCGAATCCGGATGCGGACCGGCTCACGCGGGCGATCGCGCTCGCAACATCGGCCTATTGCTTCACGGCGATCGAATACCGATGGAAGACGGTTTCGGAACCGCCGCTGATCCTGGTTCGCGATACCGACGACGGCGAAGAAACGGTGCTGGGGCATCCGTTGGAAATGATCCTGGACGAACCGTCGCCGGATTTCGATATGGGGGAGCTCCAAGCGATCACGGAAGCGTATCGGCTTCTGACGGGCGCGGCGCTCTGGGTCCGGAACCGGGCATCGGACGATGGGCCGACGGTCGGATTTACGCCGTTTTCCGGCGATCAATTCACGACGGAAAGCGCGAACGGGCGCATCTTCGGGCGCTTCTTTGTGAATACGGCTTCCGGTCGGAAGGAATACGCGCCGGCCGACGTCGTGCATTTCCGGGAAATCAATCCGAATTCCTGGCGCACGCCGCTTTCGAAAGTTGACGTCGCGCTTTCGATGCTGGATCTGGGGCATCAGATCAATCGCACGATCCGGAATTTCATGCGGAAGGCGATGTTCCCGGGCGGCGTCGTTTCGCCTCACCAAGATTGGGATCCCGACGAAGACGAATTCCAGCAGTATGTGAACCGGGTCAAAGCATGGCACGCGGGGCCGGCGAACGCTGGCGAACCGTTGGTGCTTCTGGGCGGCTCGCAATTCTCCGGAACGACGCTGAAGCTTCGCGATTTGTTGCCGGATGAATTGATGGATCGGATCGAAGCGACCATCGCGGCCGTATTCGGGATTCCTCCGGTTGTGTTGGGCTGGCTCGTGGGGCTCCGGAATTCGCCATGGTCGCAAATGTCGGAAGCGCGGCGAATGACCTACGAAGACACGATCGAACCGCGCTGGCATGAAATCGCGAAGACGATGACGCGGCAAATCCTGGATCCCTACGATCGCGCGGCTGGGCTCCGAATCGCGTTCGATACGGTCGGGATCCGGGCGCTTCAGGCGGATACGGCGAAACGCGCCGGCGTCGTGAACCTTCTGCAAAACGATTGGACGCGGGATGAACGGCGCATTTACACGGGGCAGGAGCCGATCGGCGGCGATCTGGGCGATGAAATCGGCGTTTCTTCTGGCGGCGGGCTTCCTGATTTGGCGGGCGGGAAGACGGAATTTCCGGGGGCGGCCGGCTCCAAGCTGGCCAGCGATCCGCGTGGATTAGCATGGACGCTGTTCGACGCGAATTGCAAAGCGGCGGAACGAACGTGGGAATCGATCGTGTTTTCGCTTCTGGAAACGCAAGCGAAAGCGATCGCCGCGCTGGCTCGCGAACATCTGGAATCGAAGGATATCGATCCGAATTCCGCGCGCCGATTCACGGACAAAACGGAAGAATACCTTCAAAACGCGATCCCGGATTTCATTACCCTGGTTTATCCGCTGGTTTTCACGACGGCGGAAAAGGCGGTTCGGCAAGCGGCGGCAAAGGTGAAAGTCGGGTTTACGGTGCTGGAAGAAGCGCTTGCCGGCTATGCCGATCGTGAAACGGCGTTCCTGGTCGATAAGATGGGCGAAACGACGGGGAAGGCGGTCGCGGCGGCGGTTCAAAAAGGGCTGGACGCCGGCGAAACGATTCAAGGGCTGGTCGCTCGCTTAAAGGAGCTCCCGGAATTCGATCGCAAGCGGGCAAAACTGGTCGCTCGCACGGAAACGACGCGGGCATGGAACGGCTCGCAAAGGGAAACGCTTTCGGGCTATCAATTCCGAACCGGCGTCCAGATCGAAAAAAGCTGGCTTTCGGCGCGGGATGGCGTCGCGCCGCTGGGTCGCGTGCGGCCCGAACATGATGAATTGGACGATCGCAAATGGTATCCGATCGATCATGTATTCGCGAACGGGCTGACGGAACCGGGCGAACCGAATTGCCGATGCACGCTGGATTATAGGGTTGCTCCGGAAAGCGAAGCGGTCGCGGTTCCGGCGAACGTTTGAATCTGAAAGGCGAACGATGAAACCGACGAATCTTCTGGCACGCTTCGAAATGAAGGAGTTTTCGGAAGCCGATCGGACGTTTACGGGGCTCGCGGCGACCTGGGATCTGGATCTGGGCGGCGATGTGATCGAAAGGGGGGCGTTCAAAAAGACGCTTCGCGAATGGAAATCCGGGAAACGGATTCTTCCCCTCCTGGATTCGCACAATCGCGGATCGGTCCGGAACGTGGTCGGCAAGATGGAGGACGCCGAAGAAACGGATTCCGGGCTGGAAGCCGGGTTTAGCGTGATCGAAGGGCCCGACGGCGACGAAGTTTTTCGCCGCGTGAAAGGCGGATTCGTGGATGGGCTTTCGATCGGATATTCTGCGATCCGCGTTCGCTATCCTGAAACGGAAGACGAACGGCAATCGGGCATCTTCCGGTTTCTGAAGGAAATCAGGCTTCACGAGGTTTCGGTTTGCCTCTGGCCGATGAATCCGAACGCGCGCATCGATACGGCGACCGTCAAAGCGGCGGTTTCCGCCTGGGTCGAAAAGGCGAAAGCCGGGCCGCTGGATGAAGACGATCGCCGCGAAATCGCCGGGCTGGCCGAACAGTTGAAAGCACTTCTTCGGGAAACGGATCCCGGGGAAGCCGCGCCGGAAACGGTGGTTCCGATCCTGGATCGGATCCGTCGGATCCAAGCCGATCGCATCGCTACCCGGATCGCATCGATCCGCGCCGGCATCCGATAGGGCGAAGGGTAGGTTCTTCTAACTTCTGGGAAAGGTGGGACCGATGAAGGATCCGATGGAAAAGAAGCGCGCCGATCTGGCGAAGCTTCTGACGGAGCTCAAGGGCTTCGAAGACGAATATCGCGGCGGCAAGGTGCCCGATCAGGCGACGGCCGACGCGATGGATCAGAAGGCTACCGAAGCGGAATCGCTCCAAAAGGAAATCGACGCGTTCGATGCCCGGGTGAAGCGGTTCCAGAACATTCAGGATCGCGGCGGGATGCCGGCCGTTCTTCCGCCCGACGATCAGGATGCGGCGCCGACGGTGAAGGAATACGCGCCGGCTGGGTTCATGCGGCTCGGCGAATACGTCGTGGCGCAAGGCAAGCTCGCGGCATGGCAAGCGGCCGGAAAGCCGAAGACGTCGTTCGTGCTCGCTGACGTTCCGACGCTTCTCGCGGGGCATGGCGAACGGGAACCCCTGGTTCCGCTGACGAAAGCCGCGATTCGTGAGCTCGTGGAACGGAAGGCGGTTCCGACGCTGGGAACCGGCGTCATCGATCCGATGCGCGTGCCCGATCTGGTGCGAGTGACGGAACATGATCGGCTGGTGCTCCGTCAGATTCTCAACATCTCGCCGACGTCTTCGAACGCGGTCGAATGGGTGCGGCTCGTGAATTACACGCGGGCGGCCGATCCGACGGCGCACGGCGCGCAAAAGCCGGAAGCCGATCTGGAAATGGATCTGGTTTCCTCTCCGGTGCGGACGGTCGCGGTCTGGATGCCGGTCCAAGATCAGCAGTTGGATGATCTGCCGCAATTGCAGAATCTCATCAATGTCGAGCTTCTGTACGATCTGGAGAAGCGGCTGGAAGAACTGATCTGTTGGGGCGATGGCGTCGGGATCAATTTCCTGGGCTTCTTCAACGATCCGCTGATCTGGGCCTGTGGTCAGTTGACGGCCGCGGGCGCGACGCGCGTCGTGGCGGGCGATACCCTGGTGGATATCGTTCGGCGCGGGATCACCGACGTTCGGGTGGCTGGCTACGAACCGAACGGCGTGCTTGTGCATCCCTACGATTGGGAAACCATCGTTCTTCTGAAGGCGACCGACAACGCCTATATCTGGTCGGTCGTGACGGAAGGCAACGTTTCCCGGCTGTGGGGCGTGCCCGTCGTGGAAACCGTCGCGTGCGAAGACTTCCAGGGGAACGAAACGGAAGCGCGCAATCTGCTGGTCGGCGATTTCCGGCGCGGCGCGACGCTCTACGATCGGATGCAATCTCAGATTTCGGTTGGCTGGATCAACGACCAATTCATCCGGAACATGCGAACGATTCTCGGCGAATTCCGCGCGGCATGGGCGATTCGGCGACCGGGCGCGTTCCGGGACTACCAAACGCAAGCGGCCGTCGAAAGCTGACGCCGGGCGCGTGGCTGATCCGCTGGAAACCGGGGGGGGCTTCCGCCCCTCCCGGGCTGGATCCTGAAAGGCGCGAAGCATGAAAGAACGGACGAACGGAGAAATCGACGGAATCGGCGTGCGCGTGGATCTGGTGCGCGATCGCGCGGCGGAAAATCGGGCGATTCAGGAAAACCGGGAATTGAACCGGCAAAGGACGCTGGCGAAGCGGATTTTGCAAAGGCGGCGGAACGAAGAAATGTTGGATTCCGGTCGGCACCCGGGATGCACGCGGGAAACGGCGCGCTGTCCGGAAGCGCGGATTATGCTTCTGGATACGCCGGAATGTTGCAAGGCGCACGTTCGGGCGGTGATGGCTGATGTTGCGGCGCGGCTGGACCGGGCGGGCATCCGGTGGTGGATCGATTATGGAACGCTTCTCGGGTTCCTCAATTTCGGCGGGCTGATTCCGTGGGACAAAGACGGCGATCTGGGCGTATTCGGTGCGGATTCGGCGAAGCTCCTGAAACTTCTTCCGGAATGGCTGGGCGCTGGGTTCCACCCTACCTATGCGACGCCGCGCCCGACGCAAAGGTTCCGGACCGGCGACCGGGTGAAGGTGCGGTTATCGGCGAAGAATCATTCGAACGTCGATCTGTTCATATGGCATGAACGGCCGGGCGGGATCCTGGATCGCATGAATTATATCGGCGCCGATCTATACAAAGGGCGCGAATTTCCCGCCGATTGGGTGT